TTACCGCATAAAATAAGGTCAAAAGTGGTACACTTTTTGGTACACTTTTTATTTTTGGTACACTTTATAATGTACCAATCAAAATGCGGTTCGCGCGCGCGAATGTATATTTTTATTTTTTAGATTTGTGCTATAATCCTATACATGCCTAGGAAAAGAAGAAAATTATCGTTAACTGATAAGTCCACCGATATACCTTATCCGAAAGTTAGAGTGGAGTGGATTGATTGCGTCAGTGACTCTGGCTGGGCTACAGACAAAGAGTTTGATAAAATGAAATTAGCAACACCTATAAATGAAGGTTGGTTGTATTCTAAAGATGATAAGTCTATAAAATTATTTGCGTCTTACGATAAAGATGATGATGGTATTACTTTTGGGGATCGGACGATGATTCCTCGACAGTGGGTAAAGAAGATTCAGAAACTTTAGATGGAGTCACATCAATTATCTGTGAGTAGTCGTCTAAAATCTGTTTCATTTTTGCTTCTAGCTCTTGTTCTGACATGTCCTCTAGTTTTCCTGTTTTTATTATTTTCCTATCTATGTATAATCCTGCTGCTTTTCCTCTGTTTGCTTCCGCGTTCACTGCTGAAGAGAATGATCCTTTTTTCAAAGCGGCTTCACGTAGTCTAGCAAGTTCTGCAACATGTCCTTCGTAAGTCACTTCATGCTTACGTAATCTTTCTTCTTTTAATTCACCAATATATTTTACAACAAGTGGAGAATATTTTGGATTAGTTAATTCTGATCCTTCTCTCATTGCTCTGTCTTTGCTGTAACCTGCAGCTATGGCTGCTTCACGTTTAGTCATTGGTCCTTCTGGTCCACCGAACACCAAGAACTCAGCGAAGCGCTGTTGCATTTCTGTTAATCTTTTTGGAACTCCCATGGTTGACAATTTAAGGGAACTATCCTATAAAGTCAATACATGAAAGTATACAAAGATGATAGAGGAGAACACGATCTAGAACGTCAAATAGAACAATTACAATTAAAAATTAGAACCTATGAAGAATTAATGGGTGATACTAAAAAATTGAAATGGGAAGTAAAAAGACTAGAAAGTGAAATTATTAAAAAAGATAACTTAATTCAAGGTATGAAACAAATCATATCTGATTTATCGGAGAAAAAATGAGAGTACAAGATTTACAACAATTTTTAAGTTCGTTTACAGAAGGATCAGACGCAGTTAAGAACGCTGTTATTTATGTAGAGATGAATGGTAAGTTACATGCAATCAGACGTATGGAAGTACATGAAAATGTGCAACCAATTATAGGTTTTCCTGGACATTCAGCTCATAGACTGGTATTGAAAACTCAAAAAGCCTCCTCAATTATCTTACCTGATAAGCTTGCAGAAGACTACTAACAAACAGCGAAGGTTCCCTTGAAACCCGAGCAGAAATTTTATGAAAAAATTAAAAGAAAATTTAAAAAATTTTCGCTTATACGACTTGAAAACAATAGCTTACATGGCACTCCTGATCTACTGGTCTGTAATAATAACGGGCACTTTTTCACAATAGAACTGAAGGTATGCAAGGGGAATAAAATACGATTCTCACCACACCAAATTAGCTTTCATATCAAGCATCCACACAATACATTTATCATGGTAGAGGCCCTTGGTTCGGGTACCGTGAAACTTTTCCGTGGCTCACGTATCATGGAGCTTGTCGCTTGCGGCTTGAAGCTTGACGCTTGCTGCTTGGGGCTTGAGGCTTCCTACTCTTTTTTTTCGGAGCTTGGCGCTTGACGCTTGTTGCTTGAAGCTTGGGGCTCTTCAACCTGCCCACGCGTTGAGTTAGCAGTAGAGTCCTCCCGAGCTTGAAGCTTTAGGCCCGGATCAGGGCGCACGCTACCATCTCCAGCCGTCGCTCGTGGATTGCTAATGGCCTGATCCGATTTATTACGCTTACGTAATTCTTTATAATATTTTGGGTGTCTAAACATTAGTGCTTCCCGTATGATATATTTTTTATTTCAGGATTCCAGCAATTTCTGCAGGTCCCGCATTCATTGTTTTGTTTAGGGGCCGGGCAGCTCGCGCCAGATGTCACCACTGTTGAAGTGTTAGGCCAGCTCGTGACTGGTCCCTGGTCCACCATCGGTGAAGACAACCTGATCACCAGGTTCGCTGGCTTATCCTGCAGGTGCTGCTTGATCCATGCTTCCCGGGTCGGCATCCAGTGCCGCTTGCTGGGTGTTAACCTGCATACCTCGTAAATCTTTTGAAGGTGTTCCAGATCCTGGACGTCGCCTGAATCGTGCCATCTAAACACATCAGCTTTTTTAGAATTAATTAACAGCGCCATTGCCTGGACCCAGAGCGGGTGCTTGATGGCTTTGAGTCTTTTGTATTGAGCTTCTTGTACTACTTTAAATACGTAGCAGCCCTTCAGGGCGTAACAATTGTAACACACTGAATCTGGGATCAGTTGTAGCTTCTTGCCAGTTTTACATTCAGCGGCTGGTATACCTATTGACCAGCCGGGCATCTTTGATGGTTTACTCAGGCCTCCAACCAGGGCCCATGCTTCACTTGTTTTCATATTTCTTTCTCCTTGAATATCCTATAACACAATACAAGTCCCTTGTCAAGCTTGCGGCTTGACGCTTGCAGCTTGCGGCTTGTTGCTTGTAGCTTTGGCCTTGAGCTTCTAACCATCTCCAATGGCCCAGGTAAACCCGGGCCATTGGTGCTCCTGGACGTCGACTCACTCTTCCTCCTCAACTTCAAAATCTACATCGCCATGAATCATACTGTCGAAGGCCATATCCTTTGCCTCCTCCTCATCCTTGGCTTCAACGATTGTTTCTCTTGTAATTATAACTTTATATTTTTTCATTGCCAGTAGTCTCCGCCAGCTGCTGTGTTCAGGCAGGTTAAATACTCAGACTCCGAAAGTCCCAGCTGCTCAGTCAGGAAGCTGTGTTTATCTCCCTGGAGCCCGAACCTTGGGTCTTTCAGGTACTCGACTGCTTTGTCTAAAATTACGTGGCGCTTGCTGCCACCTGTTTGATATTCTGGTTTTAGTTTTTTCATATTTATTCCTTTCTAAATTCATCCTACACTATCCCGGATCACCTGTCAAGCTTGAAGCTTGCGGCTTGAAGCTTTTTTTTCAGGATCAGTGAGATCCTACGTTGCGCTCAACTCCCAATTGGTTTAGGGTTGTTTCACTGATCCCAGGTCCCAGGGATAAGTGTCAGGCCCTTTCCTTCCGGCTGTACTCGAGTTATGCAATCGCACCTGACAATAACACTATATAGGATAATCCTATAGTAGTCAAGTGCAATAGTGTCGCACCCTAGATACAACCTATAGTTGTAGTTGCAAATTAGAATCATTCTAAACTGGATCAGTGAGAGCAAGATGCATCTTCTATTTATAACCACCATTTAAGGTGATGTCTCGCAAATGAGAACAATCTCTCACTGATCCCAGATCCATTGGGTAGGTCAGTGTGCTATAGCCTTTACCGTCACCAATGGATCAGGGATCAGCCTGATCCCAGACCCACAGATTAAGACCAGTCGCATGCTAGAATGCCTTCTGTGGATCAGGGATCAGTAACTCTCTAGAGTTTCCTCCACCCATAGCTATTGGGGTGTTACTGATCCCAGACCCATTAGAGAGTGCTAGCATTTTGCATAGGACATCTCCTATCTCTAATGGATCAGGGATCAGTATCCAGTGAAGACGGCTCGTATAAAGCGGTGTGACACTGGATAACCTCCCACCAAAATAAAAGTTAAACATTGTTTTTTTTATTTTGATATATCCTATATAATCCCTTGACATTTATTTGTCAATACATTAAAACAATTTTTATGAAAGGAAATATAAATATGGAAAAACAAAAAAGAATAACACTTAACGCAGATAAGCGAAAAGTGATTGCTGATGTATTTCAAAACCATTTTGAAGATAATTCAAAATTTAAGAAATCATGGCAACAAGCAAAAGAAACATACAACAATTTGCGAGAACAAGCAAAAGTTAAAATGGAAGTTTTAATTAGAGAACATCAACCACAAGAAGATGTTGATACAATTCGTTCTATGATTAAAAAGTATGGCAGTAGTGGTGGCGATCTTTACCATGATAATTGTTTCTATGTCACTAATGAAAAACCAAAAATAGAAACTGACTATGAGGGTAATCCAAAAGAATATTATGATGATACTCATATTAAGTTTGGCGACATGGACAAAGATTTCTTAACTTCTTATTATCGTGATGAGATGAAAGCAAAAGGCATTGACGCAGATTATGATGTAAGATTAGGCGACAACTACGAAAAAAGAAATCCAACTTACTACAATTCAGAAAGTGCAGTAAATAAATTTTTGGGTTTTGGTAGTCGTAATGATGTAAGTAAATCTGTTATGTATCCTAAAGATGAGTGGGATAATGATTTTAAACTTTGGGTAATCGGAACATCATATTGTCATTCTCGTAAGTTTAAAGCAGATCAAGAAACTTATAATTTCTTTACTATGTTTAAAACTGCACAAGAAGAAGTCGTAAGAAATCATCAATGTTTGTTTGACCATGTAAATAAAAAAATGGAAAAACTAAAACTTGGTTTGAAATCTTACAGATACTTTGATCAAGCAAAAGAACTAGCTGATAAACTTGGTGTGGTTTTAAATGAAAGTATATTAGACGCACATTCTAGTATGGCTCTTTCAATTTATAGTCCGAGTAATTTAGCTGATCTTTTAACAGATGAGGTTG